GTGCGGCTGATTGCAGCACCGTTACACGCAAGCCATCCTGTTGGCGGTGTGTTGGCTGCGAACGAAGCTACCTGCCCAACGAGGCCATCTGTGATTGCCTTCAAGTATGTGGTGCGGTTTAGGAGCTGCTGTGCCTGAGTGTTTGCAATACCACCCGGGCCACCCTGTACAGGGTCAGTTACCTCGAGTTGGTAAACATCAGGAAATTCATTTACTGGAGTTAAATTCGCCATATCTTATTCGTGTTAAAACGTTATCTTCCAAGTGCCTGAGAGACGAACTATATTCGTCTTAGAAATCGCATCAGATGCAATGCGAGAGAACAACACAGGCGTACCCGTGCGGTCACTCACCAATCCGAACTCGCGGATGGTTGCACCGTTATTCTCTGAATACTCTAATGTCCACGCAAACTGCATCGTATTAGTTGTCGGGTAGGTTATGGCGCCAACGGCCTTCAGAAACTTATCGGTCATGTCTGCGTAGGTGTTACCCAACACAGGCGCAGTTCCGGTACTTCCGAAAACAATTCCATCAATGGCGAACCCGCCACCGCCAGCAAGCAACAAGGCCGCGTTCTGCTTGCCTGTTGTCACCACAAGATTGTTCTTCTTGATGTGGTGAACTACGTTGCCTTCCTTATCGTAAGCGTGGAGTTCAAACTCTCCTTTCAATCCGATGCTGTCTTTCATGTTACAATTATAATAATTTATTCCAATACTCCCTACGTAGTTATAGTGAGTTCTTCTGCGTACGCGTTGTAGGTATGCTCTCCGTTATACATGTGCAACCCATCGTACAGTATGCCGCTCATTGCGTCTACTTGTGTAGCAAATTCAATCGTCATCAACACCTCATCCTCCATCAATAAATCATCGGTTAGATTCTTGTTAAACGTGATGTCAACAAGGTGAGAGCGAACGTTCTTGTATTCCTCAATCATGAACTCGAGCTGCTCGGTCTGATCAGCTGAGATACCCTTGTCGTTTCCGAGGTCGAGTATCACCCGGAACAAAGCCCAGTTGTTCAGGCCGCTGTATGTGATGCCACCGTTGTACTCAAACGAACCATCGTAGAAACGTCCGAGGCCCTCAACTATCTCAGCTCCACCGAAGCCGATACGCTTCACCGCTTCTTTGATTGCCCACGGTGTACCCTTGAACCGATGCAGCTCGATAGCCTGCTTAATCAGGTCGCGCCTCTGCTGCTCGGTTGTAGCCAACGCCCAACCCTTCCAGCCCAAAACATCAAACTGTTCGGCCAATGCCTCGAGTGCGGCAGCTGGTACAGTGTCCACAAGGTAGATGAGCAGCGAGGTCATATCCAAGTCAGCAAAACGCTGCTCGGCCATGTCGTTGAACACCTTCAGGTGTGGTTGATTCTTTATGCCTGTCGCGAGAATGTTAGCCATTATCCAGTTGTTGAGCCGGTGATGTTGATAGTTATGTCAGTACAAAATGCGTATTGCCCTTCAGGGATTACTAAGTTTGAGAAGCCTACCAGCGTTGCGGAGTACACGCCCTCAACCATACAGGCGGCAATCACTTGCGAGCTGTGAACGTCACGTCCCATCGCTGACGCCTTCATCAGAGTGAACGCCTCGAGCGCGGCAAGTACGTTAGCCTCTACCTCAGCTGAAGTAGGACCGTCAGCATACCGAACGATGTTCACCTCAACATCGTATTCAATCTTCGTAGGTGACACGGCCTCCACAGTATCAGTCAGCGGACGAATCTTCTCGTCATTGCAAGCCGCCTCAACCGCATCGAGCACTTCAGTCGGTGTGTCAATGCCTCCCGCAACCAGCACGTTGATATTCACCGTTCCGGGTATGGGAGAGATTACATTCACATCAATCACGGACGGATGAGCGGACTTCGCGTGGAAGATATACGCGCCCTTACTTCCAGCGTTCGAGTATGAACCTGGTGCCAGCGTGATACGCTCACGCAACTCAGCATCGGTTTCCTGATCAGATGCGCTGGCAGTTGTAGTCAGGTTGGTCGCTGCCGATAAGAACGCTTGCACGTCAATGATGGTGGTAATGGTGTCGGCCACATACCCGTTTGCAAACGCTCCTGTCTGCGTGCATTGAACCAATACGTCTTCGGTGTTGTCTCCTGCAATAACGTTCACATCGGCCAGCGTAGCGAATACCGCCTTGCCGTCAGTTGACGATACTCGCGTGCCTGCTGGGATAGTCACACCTCCGTGACCATCTACCAGCGTGAAGCGGATAGTGGTGGTCGCTGGTGCAGCGGCCAAACGTTTCACACCTACGAGCTCACCGAGATAGTCAAGCACCGGGGCTCGGCTAAACGACACAAGGTTCATCAGCGATGCTTCTTGAATCGCCTGCCGGATTAGCCCCTCGCGATACGCGAACATAGTGCATATCATGTACTCAGGCTGACCCGGGTGAAGGGTCTTGCCTGTCTCTGCTTCGTAGTATGCGACCATATCAGCGAGTATCGCTGAAGGGTCGTTCTCAATGAATGTCGGTTTCTCTACTGCCATTATAATAGTCTGAATATAGTGTTGCCTGATCCGGTGAATAGCAGTTCTGCTTTATTCCATTGCGCAGGGAGCGTGAAGCTCGAGCTGCCTTCGATGTCGTCAGGGCTACCAGCCACAGGCGCAACGGTTACGGAGTTCACCACCACGTTATCTACACGGATGATTGTTATGCGTCTCGGAATTACATTGTTATTTACTTCGAACAGGATGTTGCCAAGAGTTGCGTCAATCAGGAAGACGTTCTTCGTAGTGTCTTCAACTGCGTCAGCAGTAATCGCAATAGGCAAAGGTACCTTAGTCACCGAGCTTGCCAGAGCACGCGTGTTAATGTCGGCCTGCATTGTAGCAAGGTCAGAAACGAGGTTCGTTACCTGCGACTGCGGATGTGAGTGAGTAGCTGGTGTGAACGTTGACGGCTTATTCTGAATGGTTGACCAGTCAGGTGTAGTGTCAGCAACCTCTGTCCACGAACCTTCGAGCGCGGGGTTAGCCGAGATTAGTTTGTAGGTCTTGTTGTTGTCGCTCTGATAACACTCGTCACCAAGCTGCACGCTACCAACGGTCAGAGCCAAACGTGCGGTCTGGTCTGCCACCACAACGAACTCATGCGACTTCAGTGCGGGTAATACACCCGGGTCAATCTTTCCATCGGCATCGAGTCCAGCAAACCCATCGGTAACGTTGCGCTGACTCTCGCCAATCTTCTCTGACAATACTTCAACTAACCCTACGATGTTTGTGTAATCATCATCGGTCAGGTTGAACATGGCGTTTATCAGCGTTTGGAACTGCGCCTGTGTTGGCTTATCTCCTGTCTCAAAGAATGCGTATAGCGTTGTACGTGTGGTCATAATTATTGTACTTCAAAGTTTGTTTCTATAATCCAGTCGCCAATACCTTCGCCACCTGTGGCGGGTCCCTGAGTCCTGTTAAACAGGTCGAACTCAGTAGTGCCTACGGTGTTGTTGAACTTCCAGTCCACCTGAAAAATGATGTTTGACACATCCACCCGGTACTTCACGCGCACAACAGTCACGCGCTTTTCCCAATCGCGGATAGCCTCAACGATGGCCTTCACTATATTGGCAGCAGCAACGTTGATAGGAGCGTCAATGTACTGGAAGATGTTGCTGCCGAACTCAGGCCGCAACGGGTCGCTTCCTTTATCTGTGCTCAGGATGATGAAGATACATTGGCTGATGTCAGCAATGCCTTCAGCCACCTTGCCCTGTTCTGTCAGGGAGAGTGACCAATCTCGAGCGCGTATTTCGTTTACGTATGCCATAATTATTGAGGCGGTCCAGTTACTCCACCGCTGGTTAAGTCTGCGTGTACGTGTGTCAGGAACGATAGTGAAGTAGGTCCAGCTTCAAGGTCTGTGTCCGATTTAATCGCGCCTGTTGCCTCAACTGCTCCCTCAACTGCAACCGCACCGGTAATCTCAACGTCACCTGTTACTTTCAATGTGCCGCACTCAATCTGAACCTCGCCCGATGTGATGATGGTCAGCACTTGGCTTTCCTTGTCATACACCACCTCAGCATCATCGCTGAACTTCACACCTATCTTTTTCTCGGTTGTGTAAGGTGGCTCTGTCGCGGTGCTGTACATCGCTCCGAGTATCACCCCGTTCTCACATTTCTCATCCATCAGGCAGGCCACGTGTTCGTCCGCTTCAACCATGTGGTAGAACTTATCGTTGAGCGTTTTGCGCACCAGCACTGGTAACCAAAACGACAACAGGTTGTCTTCAGGAAACCTCACCCGCGCCAGCCCTTTGGCTGCATCTATCTGGTCAACTATTCCGAACCTGAGCATGCTCAAATATACGAATTAACTTAGTTATTAGGCCTGATGAAAATCGGTAATCCCGATGAAGGTCCGAACGTTTCATCGGCAATGTCATTCAGCGTGCGTACCTTGTACTCAGGCTCGGCCTGCTCCACTGGCTTCGGCTTATGCTTCGATGGTGGAACTACGGCAACCTTGTAGCTATCAATGCTGGTCACGTAGCCGCTGTTGCGGTCTATCGTGTGTACGCTCTCGCTGATGTGGTACTTACCAGATAGCTTCCCCAACCCTGTAACTTCAATGTTGTTTCCGGCCACCATCAACGGGTTGCCAGGCACGTTAAACCTGCCTGTCTTACCTTCCTTATTATTGTTGTGCAGCGCGGCCTTCGATTTCAACTCTGCCTGAAGCAAGTTCTCAACCGTGCCTCGCAGCTCGAGCGTATCTTCAGCGGTGTCATCAATATCGGTGCCGTCTGATAGCTGGTTCAGTAAGGTCTCGTACTGAAGTATCTCCTTGCTCTGTGGCTTGTGGTGCTTGGTCTTTGCCTTCTTGAATGTGGCAACAGTCTTGTCGAGAAACCGGTAGTTAATCATCTCGCTGCGGTCCAGCGAGTACACAGGCAAGCCCTTCTCAATATCGAACACGCTGGTAAACACTAACTTCTTTCCTTTAATGCTGAACAGGTAGCCGTACTCATCGGCCAGCCGCTTCAGGTAAGCAACATCAGGCTCTCGGTTCTGCGTGCTGCGCTCAATGCGTAGCGTAAGTATCGTGCCCACAAGTGTCAGGCCGTGCTTCTTAGCAAAGCGTTCCACTATCTCCTTCAAGGTGGTCTGCTCATGCGCGTAGCTGTCACGCGTACGCATAGCCGTGGTGATACCTGATCCGAGAGCACGGATATTCACTACGTCAGGAGCTCCCACCGCCTCCACTTCATCCACCTCGAAGTCTCCGCAGTCCAGCATCATGTCATCGTAGCCAAGGCGCAGATTTATCTTGTCGCCTTTGGCCGGATACCAGTTGTCCCGCCACCGCGCGTCAGTATCCTCAATGGAGAAGTCCACCTCATCGCTCTCGTCCTTCTCTCTGTCGCTGTACGTAACGCTCAGCAGATACGGAGTGAGGTCTTCGGTGATGTTCTTCCCGTTGTAGACAATCTCAAAACGCGGTGACTTTACTTCCATGCGTTAGCGTTTCCAGGGTGGCAATAAATTCTTGTCGAGTTGCGGTGCCTGAACTATCGGCACATACAGTTTCGTTCCGGCCGGCAACACATCCGTGATAGGCACGTCAGGATTAGCCGCAATAATCTGCGGATACTTACTGGCATCGCCATACGCTCTGTATGCGATGGAGTCCCAGCGTTCGTTCTCTTTTGCGATATATTCGGTTACGTCTGCCATGGTTAGAACTTACGGATTGCTGATAGGAACGCGAGCTCGGCATTCGCTCCGAACATCGCTGATATAGCGTTCTGGACCTCATCGTTTGCGGTGATGATGTCGTCAATGTTTCCACCCTGAACCGCAGTGATTGCGGCCTGAGCAGAGTTCTTCACTCGCTTAGCAGCGTTGATGATGCGCTCGGCTGACTGATAGGTATTCTTTGCCGCGTACAGCTTCTGCTCAACATCGTTGGCCGCGTTGTTTATTTTCTTAAGTCGGTTTTCGGTCTGCTTAAATATCTCGGTGGCTTGGTCCGCGTTGGCCTTCGCCTTGTCAACGTCAGACTGAACGCTGCTTGCCTGAGCCTTCGCTTCGGTCACGCTCTTGTTGATGCTGGCCGTTTCGCCCTGAGTGCGGGGAACATCCTTCACTAATTCGGGATTGTTTTCTTCTGCTGCAAATGCGTCTTGCTGCGCCTGCGAAGCGGTCACAGTATGCGCGTGTTCAATGAGCGATAATGTCAACTGAGCCAGCACCGGTACTCCTTGCGGGTCGGTGTGGTCATAGGTCTTATCAACGGACTTGATTACGAAGTTGCCGATGAACAGCCCTGAGCCATCTAACAACGGCAATACTTCAGCGTTCTTGCTTGCAATCTCGAGGGCTTCAATCTCCGAGGCCACATCACAGAAACGCTGGTGCAGTTGGATACCGATGTTCAGCTGGTCGAGGTTCACACCAATCTTTTGCAAACGAGGTTTTCCATCAATGAGCCCGTGCTCAACGATGTTCGTCTGCTTCGTGCTCTGATAGCTGCCGAAACTTTTCGGACCTTCAAATATGATGTTACCTAACTGTGCGTACATGATCTTAGTATTGTCTGCTCATTTTCCTCGAGGTGCTGTCATTGATTACGTTCATCAGTTCGTTCTTATGCTGGCGCAGCATTTCCGCGAAGTCCTGTTTGGCCGATGGGCTTCCGCCCATGATGCTCACCTGTGGTGCATACGTCACACTTGAACCTCCGTTGTTTGTCACAGGAGATAGTCCAGCTGTTGGGCTGGCTGATGCACCTGTAGTTGGAGAGTTCATGTTCATCAGCGAACTGATGCCGTTAACCGCAATGCCCATAGGCGTGAAGGCAAACGCCTTCTTGAACATATCTGCCCCAGCTTGAACCTTGCTTACGAGTGAATCCCAGTTGTCGATTACCGTGCGGATAACCTTCGCCACCCAAATGAATGCGGAGATAGACAACATCAGCGGAGCGAGAAGTATCTTCATCGCAAGGCTGCTGTTCTTCCACCAGGCAACTAACTCCTTCCACTTCCAAACGAGAATAGTGACGGCAGCAATGGCAGCGAATATCGCCACCACAATCCATGTAATGGGATTGAGTGCAGCAACGGCATTGAATATCGCCATGATGGTGGTCACCACCTTCAGCGCAACACCGAAGGCCAGCAATCCCATTGCTCCCATCGCCAACCACTTCACGAGCTTCGGATGCTTATCTATGAACTGAGTAATTTTAGGCAGCAGATTATTGGCAAGCATCTTCTGAAACTTCTGCACCGATGGCAGCAGCACCTTGCCGATGCTCTCGCCTATCTCACCGAAGGCAACTTTCATCTTCGCGCTGGCTGGTGCGGTAGCTTCAGCCACTCCACCAACTTGCTTTTCGATGGCCTTCAGGATGATTTCCTGAGCCTTCGTAAGTTTGCCGCTCTCAGTGAGCACCTTTATCTTCAGTCGCTCAGCATCGGTGAACGAGATGCCTGCCTTACGAAGTGCATTGATACCCTTAACAGGGTCCTGTAATGCCTTACCTAATTGAACCGCGTTAGCTGAAGCCTCACCGAAGCCGGTAGCTTGCAGGTCGAACGCCAGCTTTGTGGCTCTCTCAAACGTGCCGTTGGCTCGAGCCATTGCGTTAGATACCTTGCCGAAGGTCGCCAGCTTCGCCTGAACAGCCATGATGTGTTCATCTTCGATTCCGATTACCGTCTGCAACTTCGAAGCATACGCAGCAGATTCACGAGCAGCTTGCCCGGTAGTGTCGCCCATAGACTTGAACACGCGGTCAAGCCTGAAGAATGCTATCTCTGCTTCTTCAGCTGCGTTGATTGCCGGAACGAATGCAGCAGTTGCAGCAGCTCCGGCCAGCATAGAACTATCGGCAATGCTGTTCATACGCTGAATGCGTGCGCGGCTTGCCTCGTACTGCTTCGTTACGTTGTTCAGTACGCCCTTCACCTTCTGCGTCATTTTATCGTACGCGGTGAGGACTACGGCTGCTTCGAGTACTTTCTTCATCTTTCTGACGGTGTATTAAGTTGCTTGTGTAGGTCTACGGCCTCCTTCACCCAGTAGTGCAGCTCTTTCATGTCCATTGATTCGAGTTCGCTGTAACTCCAACCAGTCATATAAGCGAGGAACAAAAAGTCCCTCGCGGCTAAAAATTTACGTCCGAGAACTCAGCCGATAGGGTCATGAAATCATTCAGGTCCATATCATCGAATTCTTCAGCTACCAGTGTATTGCCATCAATAGTCACCAATTGAGCCATCAGCGCGGGGATGAATAGCGAATGGTCTCCGTTAGCTACACGCGATGCCATGCGTGCGTGCTTGCCTTTGCCGGTTTGAATTACAGCGGTCTTGCCGCTGGGAAGTGTGAGCGTCTTAGGCTCGTTGTTTGTTTCACTCATGATGTGTTTCCTTTAATTGAACTTGTGAACTCAAAAATAAAGAAAGCTCCGCACATTACCGCACGGAGCTTTGCTCGATTGTATTGTTGTGGAGGCCTTAGCCTCCGATGTTCGTGCGGTAGTTCGCCAGCAAGTCAACACCGTCAGCCTTGTAGATGTTGGCGATGGCGTCAAACTCAACGATTTCCTGACCGTCAATAGTCAACTTCAGGTAAGTGACGTTGTACATATTCTCGGTCTCGATTAGATCATGCTGTTTGAATTTACCCGGGTCGAAGTCCTTCGGAGTGGCGGTCATGTAACACACCACAGGCACCTCAGAGGTGCGGCCTGCTGAGGTGAATACCTCTTGCGAAGAACGAATCTGAATATTAATAGCCTTGAACGGATTGGCAACCTTCTTCAGAATGTCCGCATACAGCGAGTTCCATTTGATACGGGCTTCCATCGGCTCAATTCCGGTAGGAAGTTGGAACGTGCCAACCATACCGAGAGCCTTATGCTCAACCATCTTATGGGTGATCTTAGGAAGGTCCACTTCTTCTGCCTTGCCCAAGTGACCAACGCCATCAACGTAAACGTTGGCGTTGCTTATTTTGTTGATTTGAATATTTGCCATTGTCGTTGTCGATTAGTCGTTAATTGGATGTGCCAAGTGAGCGCAACAGGCTGATGTCAATGAAGCTCTCGAACGTGATACGCTCGGCTGGTGTAGGAGGCATGAAGTTGATATCGAAGGTCAGGTGACCTGCGGCAACTTCAACGTCAGGGTTCTTAGCAACGTCATACGTACACTTACCGTCAACGATTGCTCCGCGCTGAACGAGCACACGCATAAAGCCGTTCACGGTTTCAGTGATGCTATCAATCAAAGCCTGATTGATAGGCTCGTCAATGAACTGAAGCATAGCCAGCTCGAGGCTCTCATGCAGGATGTCAGCAGTACGCTGAACTGCGATGAAGTTGCTCGGGTCGGTCTTTGTCGGGAACGCTGCGGAGCGGTTGCCCCATGTACGAATGCCTGTGCCGAAGCTATTGAACAACGTAACGATGCCCTTCTCGTTGAGAAGGTTCGCGTCTGTGGAAGCATCGTTCACAGCTGCACTGATATTGCGCTCAACGCCTACGATTCCAAGTATCTCCTTGTTTGAAGGCGACACCCAGTAGCCGCGGCTGTTGTCCGTTGCGGCTATAACACCGGCAAGGAACTGCGAATACGGACGGTCTTCGTTGCTGTCGGTAGCGATGTCATAAGCCTTCAACATCGGATAGCAAAGCACAGCGCGCTTGCTCGAGGTGTTGAAATTGATTTCTCCCAACGGGCCACGGCCTGTGATTGCGTCCGATACTGCTGTTCCTTCGGGAGCGTCTATAAGTGCGTGAGCGCGGAACTTGTTAGCTACAGAAATCATGTCGGTAGAAACTGTACTCAGCACACTGTAACCAGGTGCGATTAGGATGCGCGGTGTAAACCCGAACATATTGAAGCACAAATCAAAGCACTTCATACCGGTGCGTGCGTCCGTTTCCGAATCGTATTCACCGATGATTTGATCCGCGTTTACGCTGGCTGCATTCAGCTTCTTATACGATGCGGTGAGTGTAGTCGTTCCATCAGGGACAGTAACGAAGTTAATCACCTCAATGTTGCCGTACTCGTCCACGCTGTAATGCGTGTCAAGCGTGAGGGTAGTTACACCCTTCTTGACAACTAGGTTAGAAACAGGGTTGAACGCTGTCTTTGTTTTGCCGCCAGCAGTTGTTGGCAACGCCTCGTCTGTAACTGTAGACAGGTTGCTGTTGGTGAATGTGTTCACCACGATAACAGTTCCGGCACCTTGCTTGAAAATGTCGGCCAATGCCTTCGGGATATTAAAGCCCGTAAGAGGTGAACCGAACTGAGCGGCATC